GCATTAGAACGAATTGGTAGAACTCAAATTGGTTCTATCGTTCAAGCAGGTGGAACGTTGGATTTAACTAATGTAGGAGTTAGACCTAATGCAAAAGGTAGAGCAAGGCTTGGTCTTGATTAAAAAAACTCATGGCAAAAAAAGAAGTAGGAATACTCGGAGACATAGCACAAGGAGTACAGTTTGGTACCTCTCAAGCAATTAGAGGAGTAGCTGAGCTTGGCGCATCATCAATAGATTTATTTGCAGACACAGATTTAACTGCTGATTTAAAAAGATTTTTTGACGAAAGACAAACAGACAAACCAGAGACTACAGCTGGCGAGATAGCTTCTTTCATAACTCAATTTGGTTTACCAGGTTTTGGTGCAGCTGGAGTTTTAAACAGAGTTAATAAATTAAGCAACATTCAAAAGGCAGCTGTCTTTGGCGCTGTTGATGGGGCAGTTGCGACTGATGATACTGTTACCTTGTTGGACACTTTTGTTGATAACGATTCAGATGAAGAGCGTTTGGCTAGGTTGAGAGGTTCAGAAGCTGCTTACGAAAGATTATTAGAAAGAGCAAATGTTGCAGCAGAAGCCAGTTCTTTTATTTTTGGTTTGCCTTACGCTTTAAAAGCAGTTGGCTATACTGGTGGAGCAATTGTCGATGAAGCGTTAGCTCCAATATTTGCTAAAGCTGTAGCAAAAACACAGTTAGGAAACAAATCTAAAAGTATTCAAAAAGCAGGCGACGATATTGAAGAAACAAATTTAAAATTATTTGATCGAGCTAAAAATTATTTTAGTACCAAAGGTGTTGGTGCCGAAGGATTAGCCAAGCCTAACGAATATGTAGCACAATTGTCACATGTCAAAACAGCAGAAGTTTTACAAAACTTAGAAGAAGTAAATAGAAACACTTCTATAATTCAGAACACCATAACTAAATTAGGTCAAAGCGGCTTAAGCCAAACTAACGCTTTGCAATTATCTAGGGACATAGAAGACAGTTTGTTTCCAATGATAAAAGTAAACTTTCAAAAACCAAAATTAGATTTAAAAGGACAAAGAGCTTTGGCTGAAAAAATACAAACACAAGCAAATAAAAATATAAAAGATTTAGAAAAAAAAATAAATTACAAATCTTTTGGTATAGAAGATAACGCTAAGATATCTACTTTAACTCAGAACGTTAGAAATCAAGCCGATAGTTTATCTAGACAAGTCTTAGAACTATCTAGAAGCGAAGCAGATGGTTTTGGTAATTTATTAATTCAAAAAGATTTACACGAAGTTATCTCAGGCAATATGGGTTTGTATGGCACCAGATCCTACAAAACTTATTTAGATTCTAATATACCTATAGACCCAAATCTTAGAAAATTTGCAGAGGATGAAATTCAAAAAATTATTGGAGTTGATGCTCAAGATGCTAATTATATTTTTAATCTTATAGCCAGAAAGACACCGACTAATAAAGATTATTTTGGTTTTGAAACAGGTGAATTTGTATTGGATGGTTTAGCAAAAAATAAAGATATTTTAAAAGGAAAAACTTTAGATGATTTGCCAAAAGTTAGAAGGGCTTTAGGCGAGGTAGCTGGATTTTTAGAAAGCACTCCAGAAAAAGCTATGGCTAACACGGCTTTAAAAGCTGCAACTACTGTAAACAAACTATCTTCTTTAATAGGTAAAACTAAAATGTTTAGAGATATAAAAGAGTTAGATAACCTAGCCATAAGAACAAATCAAAAGAAATTTTTAAAAGATCCAGATTTTGCAAAAGGAAAAGAAGTTAAAAAAATAAATGACATAAATACTGTAACTGTTTTTGATAAAGATAATAATCCTGTTATATATAAACAATTCAATCAAGAACACGGACAATTAGATGGTATGTACGCCAGATCAGATTATTTTGATGCTTTGTTAAGAACCACTACTTCTTTAGAAGCAAACGGTTCAGTTCTAATGGATTTTTATAAACCTTTTTTATCTGTTAAAGCAGCAACTCAATACGGAAAAACTGTATTATCTCCATTAGCACAAGTTAGGAACAATACTTCAGTGCCGTTCTTTGCCATGTTAAATGGTTTAGTCGGTTCAACAGGAAGACTAAAAGACTCTTATGCAAATACTTTTGCTGGGTTATTAGATCCTTCAAGTCAACTTTTAAGAAAAGATAAACTAGATGAGTTGTTAGTTGAAGGAGTTATGCAAAGAGGTGGTGCTTCTCAATTAGGAGAGGTGTTAGAAAATGCAAAAATAGCCTCTCAAAATAGAGGAGTAGATAGAGCTATTAAAGGCGTATCAAATATACCAGGAGTTAAAAACGTAACTAAATTTTCTGAAGATGTTTATAAAATGACTGATGATACAGCTAGAGTTTATGCTTATGAAAATGAAAAAATAAGATTTAAATCAGCTCTGCAAAATGTTTTAGATAATCCTAATCTAAAAGCAGAAGCCTATGAGGTGCCAATAGAATCTTCAAAAAATATATTAAGATTTAAAGAGATAATAAAAGTTGGTAAAAATGGCGGCCCAGTAATAGATGTTAGGAATTTAAAAAATATTAAAGTTAGAGAAAATCCACTAGACTCAAAAAATAAAAAAACAATAGATGGTTTAGAGGCTTTTACTAGGAGTGAAATGGCAGAGTTAACTTTAAACACAGTTCAAAATTATAAAAGAGTTGTTCCAATAGTCAGAGAAATAATTAGTAAATTGCCAGTAGGTAACTTCACTGCTTTCCCAGCTGAGGTAACAAGAAATGGTGTAAATGCTTTGCACAGAAGCATTAAAGAATTAGCTAGTGCAAATCCAGAAATACAAAAAATTGGAATGAGAAGATTAACGGGAGTCGCTACCACAGGAGGTTTCTTATCTGGTGGATTGGTTGCTTTAGGTTCTTATTTAACTGGTGTTAGCAAAGATAAAATAGATGCTTATAAAAGATCTGCTGGAGCACCGTGGGACAAGACAGCAACCTTGGTACCAGTTGGCTCAGATGGTTTAGGAAATCCGACAGAGTTTTTTAATTTTAGTTATATGAATCCTTATGATTTATTTCAAAGACCAGCTAATAGAATTTTAACTGAGATAGAAGAAGGCAATAGAAATGAAGAAAGTTTAACTAAAATAGCAGTGGATTCTTTTGGTGGAGCTTTAACAGAGTTTACCTCTCCATTTGTTGAGCCAGCATTTGGTTTAAATTCAGTGTTAGAGGCAGTTAATGGAGAAACTGGTACGGGTAGAAAAATATGGCGTGAAAGTGATACTCAAGGAGATCGGGCTTTAAAAGGTTTTGTTTATGTTTTAGATACTATTAATCCAGCAGGTATGCCTTTTCGACCGGTGGTAGATCCGTCTGGCACTAGTCTTTTGCCTGGAAAAGATTCTTATATAGATATTAGATTAAAAGATGGGCCTAAAGCTTTGTTTGGCAGAACTAAAAATGGCGAGCCAGTTAAAGGCAAAACAGGTAAAGAACTTGATGCTGGTGAGACAGTAATTCAAGCTTTGTCTGGAGTAAAAACAATAAAACCTGATATGCAGCGAGCTCTTCTTTATTCTGGATTTGAAGCCAATAGAGCTATTAGAGATAGTTCTCTTGCTTTTAACAACGCTTTAGAAACTATGAACGAAGATGATGCTAAAAAATATATTCAAGCTTACATTAATCAAAATGAAGATAGATACAGAGTTTTAAGAGATTTATACACAAATATAAACGATTCTAGACTTTTAGGTTTAAACGAACCTGAAATAATAGATACACTAAAAAGAGCAAAAATTAGTAATTACAATGAAGTTTTAAGAGGTTCCTTTGTGCCAATACCGATAACCAGTGAGAAAATAAATGAAGCAGTTGAAGGTGGCGCTCCAGTAAATTACTTTGATTTTAAAGATCTTGAATATTTATTAAGAGATCAAGAGCTAGAAGGTTCATTTAAAAATCCAAGAAGAAACGCTCCATTCTTAGAATCTTTAGGATCTCAAGTATTAAGACAGCAAGAACTAGATAAATTAGTAGGAGGATCTTAAAGGCCAAATTTAATTTGCTCGGCGTTGCCGTTTTTTTCAGCTAATTTAATCTGGCTTATGGCTCTATCAACCAACCACTCGACAGTATTAGCCCTGGTACGGTGTGTTAATGAAGCAAGTTCGCTAAGTTTTTTATGGGTTTCTTTGTTAACTCCTATGGTAACATGAGTCATAGTTTAATTCTCCTAGTATGTTAAGTGTTTCTTAATTTTGATAAATAATTGTATAATAAAATATGGCATATAACAAATACGGTGCGATCAAAGTAAAGCTAGATGGTTATGTCTTTGATAGCAAACTGGAAGCAGCCAGATATAAGTTCTTAAAAGAATTAGAAAGAGCTGGTGCCGTATCAGATATAGAGGTACACCCACCTTATCCATGTTTTATCGAAGGTAAAAAGATTTGTTTATACAAGGCAGATTTTAAATACAAAAACGCTAATGGCGAGGAGGTGGTGGAAGATACCAAAGGAGTGCAAACTGATGTCTTCAAACTCAAAAAGAAATTGGTGGAAGCGTTGTACCCAGGCTTGATAATACAGATCGTATCTTCTCCTAGAGAATAAGATGACCCAAGACAAAAAGACTTGTTCCGTCTGTCGGAAGAGTAAACCTATGGAACAGTTTGAGCCCAAGGTAAGACCGACAGGTACTATCTCTTATCGGAAGACCTGTCGAAGTTGTTACCAAAAAAAACGTTACCAGAATGTAACTCAAGATCCCTACAAATTTTTAGCCCTAATATTCACGCAATTAAAAAGTTCCAGAAAAAAGAAAAGACCCGATCTGAAGTGGGCTATTACCCTGGATGATGTGATTGATATCTGGGATGAACAAGAGGGCCGGTGCGCCTTGTCTGGCGTCTTAATGACGCATGCTAAAGATGGTCAAGGTAAGAAAGAACTCAATGCTTCTTTAGATAGGATCCTGCCACATGAAGGTTACATAGTTGGGAACATACAATTGGTGGCACACAGAGTCAACATTATGAAGCACAATCTATCGGAAGACATGTTCTTCTGGTGGTGTAAAAATATAATAGACTTTAAAAGTAAAAATTAATTAAACGCTTTCTAAATCGAAATTAATTCTTTCCTCAATTTTTCTTTCGTGGTTGTTCAAAGCTAATACCACCAAGTACTCTATTATGTTTTTAACGTCTTTTTCATTGTCTGAAGCAAATTTATTTAAAGACTCAAACGTAGCTCTGTTAATCCAAACAGGTTTACAGCCTGATCTTTCTATAAAAGGGTCTTCAAAATCACATAAATTTTTCACGTTGACCTCCTTTCATTACAAGGAATATGTCAAATTATACTATGATTTTACAAAAACTTACAATATTTTAAAAAGGTAGTGGCGTTAAACCTGTGATCCACTCATGATCTTGACAAGCTCGCTTCTGCATTTCTGGATTAGAGATCTCTTGGCCTTTGTGACAGAGCCAACTAGCACCGCTAACATCTATTAAAGGTTTGCTGTATTTACAATTACGACAATTCTTTTCTTTTGGATAGGCTCTTTGCATATAAACATCCTTAGATTCTTCAGCTAAATTTTTAATCCGCCAATCTGTTTCAGGTATCAAACTCTCTGGCGGATTCTCTGAAGTAATAACTCGTTTAGCTTTGGTCAACATACTTTGAAAGATCTCTTCGTCTTTGTTAATAACTTCGGTGTAGATATCTGAATTGTTTTTGTTGTAAACCAAAGCCAAACATTTATCTAATTTAAAAGCCCCCATATAACAATGCACCTGGGCTTCGTATTCCATAGACCAACGTTCATAACTGTCTTGTTTAACTAAATTTTTAAAACGGTTATCGTTCGCGGTTTTAATTTCTAAGATCGATGGTGCTTTTATATCTGGTAAACCTTTTATTACCCCATCAATGTGGCCAGAGAAATGATCGCCTAATAAGGAAGCTGTGTATTGTTTACCATTTTTATCTTTCTCAAACACTTCAAAGCCTTGCGCCTTTTTTAAATAGTCAACAATGATATCTTCTAAATGTTGACCCAGATCCAGGATCCTTGAAACTCTAGGTTCAAAACTATTGGGTGGCAAACACCAACGAAAGTTTAACCAAAGCATACGCTCGTCTGGATTACCAATCTGACTCATCCCTAAGTAAGGGCGATAACTAGCTGGCTCTTCCAACATAACATGGTCAATCATTTCATTTATCTTCTTCATATATAAATCTCCTTATTGGTGACAACTACTCTTTTAACATTAAAATATTTGCCTTCTTTCTTGACAGTTATTTTGTTTACGTCTTGCATAGCACCTTGATTAATTTTACGGACGGCATCTTCAGATCGACGCGGTACTCCCCACTTCTTTGCATCCACAATTCTACACCATTGGTTGATAGCTAGACCACTCATTCTAGGATGCTCAAACATAAGCGGTAAGGATCTAGGTAAAAAACTATCTTCTATCTGAAAGAAAACTCGACAGTAATCGTTGCCGTTTTTAGAGGTGGCCAAGGTTGCTGAAGTGCTAGTGACTATTTCATCTTTGGTTTTAACTCCTGGTTTCTCATCAGAAATCACAGCCCCACTAGCTGCCTTGGTTTGTTTAGCAACCTTACGTTCTTCTATTGGTACTAAGTAAGTAGAAAACTCTGAGATTGGAAACTCAGCACCACACTCAATACACTTCTTAGCATGAGGTGGACTTATAGCTAAACACTCGCCACAAATTTTTGGTCTTCTAACTTTAAATTCTTGATTGGGTTGAGCTGTATCAATGCACCCGTGTCGAGCAATGTTCTCGCCATAGTCCAATAACAAACAATTATTTTTGCCTGGGTAAACACGCATGCCTCGACCACACATTTGCACATATAGGCCTAAGCTTTGTGTAGGTCTAAGCATAGCAATACAATCTGTTTTAGGCGCATCCCAGCCCTCTGTGAGGACACCAACGTTACAGATGACGTTTAGCTCGCCTGACTCAAAATCTGTTAGGATCTGCCTTCTTTCGTCGCCTGGAGTTTCACCGGTAAGTAGTTTGGATTTGATACCTTGCTTGGCTAAGAACATGTTCATCTTCATAGCATGCAATACTGAGACACAGAAGAAGACAGTAGCAGTTCGACCTTTGCTATAAGCTTTGTCTGACCAATCAGCAATGATGGCCAGAATAGTTTGTTCATCTAAAGCTAACTTCTCTAAATCTGATTCTTTGTAATCTCCACCTTTGAATTTTAATTTGGCTTTACTAGCATCAATGATGGTTTCGTCAGCTACCTGGTAAGATACTATTCTTGCTAGATAACCTTGGTCAATAAGATCTGGGATCTTCGCTTGATAAGCAACGTCAGAAAAGAAATGATCTTTACGTTTACCATAAATATAACCTTGACCCATGCGATAAGGCGTAGCAGTAACGCCCATAACTCTAGTGGCATGTTCAGCAGACAGCTCGGTAATAATTTTTTGATATCTGGTTTGATCGTCTGGCGAAAGATTGTGAGCTTCATCAATAATAATGTAATCAAACTTACCAACTTTTTCTAACCTAGCTCCAGCAGCTAGAGTATCTCTGGAAGCAACCAGGATCTGAGCATCTAACTCATGTCTCTTTAAACTACTAGATAAAACACCAACTGGTGCTTGAGGCCAAACGTTTTTTATTTTGCTCTCAGCTTGCTCAATTAATTCTTGCCGATGCGCCAAAACTAAAAACCTAGTATCTGGGTACGACATAATCTGTCGCTTGATAAAAGTAGAAAAGATTACCGTCTTGCCAGAAGCAGTAGGTAAGCTTAACAACGGGTGGTCGGTAATTGATTGGCTACCAAACCAATCGAAGAGCGATGTGACAGCGTCTTCTTGATAGGGCCTGAGATCCATTAATGTTTCGTCTTCTTAGTATTTACTTCATCATCTAGTCTTGCATCTGCTTCAAAGACTATTTCTTTTTCTTGAGCATCCATTAAATCAGAAAGCACTGAGTTTAAACACACAGCAATTAAGCCAGTGGCAGCGATGGTGTTGTGAGTCATTTCATAAGTCAGACGCATAGAAAAATGATTGAGTGCTGCAGTAAATTTGCCAGCGTCAAAATCTTTTCTTTTAGAATATTTTCTTAATAGATCTGACAGCTCTAATTCTAAATCATTTTTTAAATTTTCTTTCATTGTCATATCCTATGTTTAAAATGCTGAGCTCAGTATCTTTTACAGCCTGAACCAGGGTTGGATTAAATAAGCTATCTTCATTGCGCCAAAGCTTATGTACTTGTTCAATAACCTTTTCGGTATTTGATATTAAATCTTTTTCATTAAGATTAAGTGTTTTTCTTTTCATGTCGTCTCTCTTTATATTATTATTTAGTTAAGCAGTTTAAAGACGTGCTTAGGTCTCGCTTGATTTCCACCCTTGGTGGTAGGTGGATGGTATGGATGAAAGCCCTATTTCATCCAATCATAATCTTGCTCGCCGGTAGATTTCTCCGCAGCTTCAACTTCAGCTGGATCTTGCACGGGCGCAGACTTCTCCTCTGCTGGTGTGCTTGTACCTTTGCTTACAAAGTCGTTGATTTTATTGCTGTCGGCATAGCCATCAGTACCAGGCTCAATCTTAACCTTAGCTGTAAATGGTACATTCATCATTTCATCTAAGGCTTCACGATTGAAGCTAACGTCTGGATTCAAACCCATCGATTTACGCCAAGCTTTGACGCGTCTTGCAGTGACTTGGACGGCGTTGCCTTGCACAGTAAAATATTCCCATATCTTTCTATTAGCATGACTCGGACCTACCACATCAAACTCGACTTTGATAGATTGATTACCAGCTTTTGAGGTGTGTTGATTCCATTGATTTGCCACCATTTCATAGTTCCCGTTAGGGATAGGTGAGAAATCATTTTCCTCTTCCACGCTTGTTAAGTCTATATCAAACTCATCTGTCATTTTTTTGTCTCCAGAACACAAGTAGTGCACAGGTAGATTTTTTTGTTTAATGGTCCAAACCAACCATTGGATTTCACAATCACTTCAGCTGGCCTCCCACATTTTTTACACAAATTAATCTCCTTGCACACTGCTAGTGCTCATTAGTTTTTTAGTTGCTGTTTTATATTCGTCGATAAACGAATCCCATTTGAGCTCTATCTTATCGGGAAGAGGAACTCGACTCTTCGCATCGAAAGCCGCGGAGAACTTTGTAAAAAGCATACGCTCACCCATGGCAAGTGCACGTGACTTTTCATTAAAGCC